TTTCGGAACTCCAGCACGTTCCCACAGGCAATAAAAAACCCCGTAGACGTTAATCTACGGGGTTTCTAAGAGTGGAGGCCGAGGTCGGAATCGAACCGGCGTAGGCGGATTTGCAATCCGTTAGCGGCCCCCTATCTCATTGGGCCTCTACGATCAAGTACCTGTATTCATTGGTATTTTGTAAAACATGCTGTGTATTCATACAGCGGTATATGGGACATCCAGTGTCCCAGGATTGTCCCACCCTCCCCCGGCGTCCTGCCGACCGAACACAATCCCTATTTCCCCAAAGCATCATACGCCTGTTCGCAGGTCAGGCCCCGGGCTCTGGCTTGGTCAGCAACTGTTGCCAGATCACCCGCTCGCTGGTCAGCGCGCTTGAGCACGTCGGCAAGCACCATGACGGCACGGGTAGCTGCCGCGCTTGCGGCGGCAGTGCAGGAATTGCCGCCGGCTTGACTGGCTGCGATGCGATTGGCAAGGCCGTCGGCCGCGCTGCGCAACCTGTCAGACTCACGGTTAGCAGCAGTGACAGCAGCAGCAGCGGTATCGATAAGAGCTTGGCCATTCTGGACTACCTTGTTGATCGCCTGTTGGCGGGCTTGTTCTTTGTCGCGCTCGGCGGCTTCGTTGGTGGCCTTGGCAGCTTCATCACGAGCATCCCGCTCGCTCCACTTGGCCAGCCACTCATCATTGGTGACCGTCACACCGTGGTGGTACACGCCATACAGCGCGCCCAGCACGAGAAGAAGCACTGCCAGATAGGGAAGGATCTTCAGCCAGATCGTGCTCATGCCAGCACCTTCAATGCCTTGTCGTACAGCGCCTGGCGATCGGCCATGCCATTGGTACCGCCGTTGATGCGCTGAGTGATTTTGGTCAGGTCGCCCGCATCGGCCAGGGTATTCAGCCCATTGGCCGACCAGAACCAAGCCGCCGACATCGCGGCGTACTGCGGCTGCTCCAGCAGTTCTGGCTGATTGATCAGGTCCAGGCCCAAGGCTTCGCCGCAGGCTGCATAGTTCGTCTTGCCGGTCACCTGAATCAGTCCGCGCCCGCGATACTTCCAGCCGTCGCCGGGGGCCGCGTTACCCATGCGTCCGGCATACACGATGTTCGCGATCTGTTCGGGGTTGCGAGCTGCGGCCGTTGCTCGTACCGAGTCGAACCGGCTCGGCCACGTCTTCATCAGGCCGTCCGCGCTGTAGTTCAGGTTTTCCACCAGGCGCGTCAACTGGCCCGACTCGTGCCCGACCTGGGCGATGAATGCAGCGGCGCGTGGTGCGCCGACGATGCCGTAACGGTTCATGGCCGTATTCAGGACAGGAACAAAAACGCCAGCTTGGCGGCCGGCGTTCGGGAGGATCTGCAGCAACTGCTGCTCGGTGATTGGCATTTCAGATCTCCTTGTAGAGATTGATTTTCGTCGTCATGCCGAGCGGCTCGCCGTCAGTCCCGGCATCGTCCGGCTGCACCTTGAAGCCCAGGCGGATAATGAACGCCCGGGTATCGCTCCATTGGTGAACCAGATAGAAGCCATACCAGTGCTTGCCGCCATTCTCGGTGGTCACGAACTGCCAACCCGCCTCGCCTGGGTGATCTCTGACGGTGTAATCGCCGACCCAGGTGATCGTGCTGCCCTTGACTGGCGCCTGCCATAGCTTGACGAATCGCATGTTGTTGACTGGATTGCGAACGGCAGCCCACCACCACATCGCCATGAAAGAATCGACCGGCCAGCCAAACGGTGTGTTTTCAGCCCACCAGCCGCGATTGTCACCCTGCAGCCCGTCATAGTCGTTCCCGAACAGCCACGCCCAGCGCGGAAGATTTACGATTGGGCGGCCGTCGCTCTTGCTGACTTCGTTGACCCTGAACGGAATGGCGATAGCTACAACAAACAGCCCCAGCAGATCGGTGACGATGTTGCAGGCCAGCAAAAACACCCACTGGCATATCGCTTTGAAGATGTTAAGCATGGGATTCTCCAGGCAATAAAAAAGCCGCCCGTAGGCGGCGATTATTTATTCCTTATTCATTCCGGCGCGACTGGCCATTCCGGCGAAGGGACGGTGATGTCAACCAGTTGGAGCGCCCGGTAGTAGGCCTGCCACGCCTTTGCTCTGACAGTCTCAGTGTCGGTTGCATCGCCAAGCTGCAGCGCCATGAAGAGCGGGGTCATGGCCAAGGACGCGAAATTTGCAAGTGACGCCTGCTGAGCAGTGTTCACTGCGACGATATCGACCGGCGGGTTAACGAAGTCCAAGTAACGCTGATCAGTATCCTCAATCTCGGCCTGATTTAAGAATACCAGCGGGTCCTGGGAACAGCTAAAGACCGATGTTACTTTTGTGAGGGTGGAATCGGAAAACTGAACGTACATGAGTGTCATGGTGCTTCCCCTAAAAGGTGTATGCACTTACAAAAACAAAGAATACTGGCGTGCCAGCAGTACTGGACGTGAGGATGCCGATTGTTTGCGGCGCGCTAAGCGGTACTCCCGAAATGGACGACGAAGTTTGACTTGTCGCAGTTACAGAGATGCCCTGTTCGCCAGTTCGAATAGCAGAACCGGAAACCAAGCATTGCATAACGGACGATGCCGAGTTCTGTGCTACAACAGAACCAGATATCGTTTTCGCATTGATTGGGGTTACACCCGAAATAGAAATCGTACTGCCCGAAGCATAGATCGTGCTAGTTGATACTGCCTGCAATTGCTGGAAGGCTACCAATCGATCATATTGCGTTCCGGATACGAGCAGCGAGGTTGCTACACGCCAGATACTTACAAGTGCGGCAGCGGTATACCCTGCTGGAATATTTGCCCCGCCATAGATCTCGGGGGCCCTGCTAGCCGTTGTGTTTACTGCAAGCAATGCGGATGTGCCGGAAGTTGGGTTATAGATCGCATAAATAGCGACATAGCCGTTTGCAGGCGGCGAGCCTGTATCCATACCGCCAGCGCCTGTTGTTGCTAGGTTTATATTCTTGCTGAAGTTCGAAATCTTGTATGAAGCGCCGCCGAGGTATGACTCAACAACTATTTCATCCGCTGTTACGGTTGCAGTGGCAGAGGCCGAAACAATATTTATTTGGAGGTTTCTGGCGGAGCCAACTACTGAAGTAAGCTGACCAAACTGTACGGCGTGCTGAAGCTGCGTTGCAGGCGCAACCTGAGTCGGGCCGCCAGTGCACGAGAGAAGAACCCAGGAGCTTAACGTGGCATGCCACATCAGCACCGCCTTGCCACCCGCCGCGAGTTCGCCACCCTGGAGGGCAGAGTGCGCCGCGCCAAGAATCGAGTTAGGGCCAATCCCGTTAGGGCTGAAGTTAGCGCCACCTATATTGGTAGTTTTAACCTCCATTTCCAGAGTCATACCGTCGGTAAGCTGGGTGATAGCCGGGGAGTAATTCACCTTGTAAACACCGGCAGTTCCGAAGTCCTTGGTATAGGTGAAGGCACTGGACTGCATTGCCGGAACGATGCCGGACAGCATAAGCGGCGCGCCAATATATTGGCTGATACTTGTGGAGGTGATCGTGGTTTGGCCATAAGCCACCGTCACAACATACAGCCCCACATACCCGCTATCTGGAGCAGGAGTTACTTGGCTGCCAGTGGTAGCCGAAGCGCCGGCCTTTACAGCAACAACAGCAACTCCCTTACGAATGGTGTTCTGCGGCAGACCGTTGTTTCCCATACCACTGTACGGCAGTGCTGGGTTGGCGCTGTTGTAATAAGGAAGCAGCACCGGCACCAGATCAGAGTCCTGATAGGTGGCCTGAATCAGGTAGTTGATCGACTGGCCGGTTGTGCCTGGCGCTGGACAGCTCAGAGTGATGCCGTCCAGCAAAATACCCTGCTTCAGGATCGAGTGTGTCGTGTCGGCCGGCAGCGACGAAAATACCGCCGAATCAATAGCGGTCATGCTGTAGATCTCGCCGGGCGCGCACAGTACCTGCAGCGATGCTGGGCCCGTTGGCGTTACCGCAAAACCATTGGCAATGGTGTTGGTGCCGAGGACTGCGGACGATACTTTGGCGCAGCCAATCATGGCGTCTTTTGTCGCCTGGAGCAGGCTGCTTTCGGTCAGCAACTGGCCAGGATAAGTGATCTGTCTGTCCATGAAATCCCCAATAAAAAGCCCGCTCAAGGCGGGCTGTAGAGTTGAAAAGGCTGATTAGCTGGTGATCCGATACCAGATCGCAGAGCCGTACATTTTCGTTTGCTCCAATGCGGCCACGATATCGGCATCAGAAACCGACGGCGCAAGCTGCGTCGAAGGCAGCAGCCAGCTTGTCGAGGACAGGCCAAACCAATTGGTGTGCAATCCCGGCCAGCTTCCAGGGCCGCCGCTGATAGGGCGGTAGATGGTGACGAAAGCCTGATAGGGGCAGAGGGTTGAGCCGATCGGCCCCGCAACGCCGAGGTAGAGGGTGGCGCCTAGACAGCCGCAATCGTCAGGCTTGGATGGCTCAATGATCGTTGGCCAGCGACCTGTTAGGTCGAACAGGACCTGCCTCATGCCTTTGCGGGTGGCTCTTTCCCTGAAAATGTTTATCAGGACTCGGTTTAGATAGCTCGCATCAGTCTGCGCCGACAGCCTTGGAAGGTTGTTTCCGAAAAAATCCAGTCCTATCAGGTCGAGCCAGCCGTCTGTGGCTGTTTTGATCCGGGTCTGCGATTGCGCATACAGGTAGAGGGTGAACGCCCATGAAAGCGTCTGCGCATAGCCCCACAACAACGCATCCCTGATGGGGTTGTTGTCGCCGAACCATCCGGCCGGCAACAGGCTTTTAAGCCTGCCGAACATATCTGTTTGGTCGCCAGTACTCATCTAAGCCACCGTTACTGTGCCGGGTCTAATGACCTGTTTATTGGTGGCTCCAAGGTCGGCAGTGCCCCCATTGAGCAATACGCCGGAGACGTTTGTGATCCCAGGGCTGACCCCATAGGCAATATTTGCAAGCTGGGTGTAGGGCAGAATCTGCCCCAGCGTCAAGCTGGCGATATAGGCCTGAATGGCGGTCGTCACCTGAGCAACCATTGCGCTGTGCGTGACGGTCGAGTTAGTGGCGATGGTCATGCCTACGTTGGCGGTAACCAACACCGGGCCAAACACCGCGTAGCGCGTGGTGAATCCTCGGACAGACTCGATGGCCGCGCCGGCAGACACTAGAAAGGCCCCGGAAGGCGCCCCGCTGCCGTCGTCGACAACGGCATAGAAGTAGCCATACAGCGTGTTGCCGCTATAGTCCTGGTTCTCGGTCAGGGTGTATGAGACGCCCTGCTGCATCGACACCAAGGCATATCCAATAGCGGCTTTTGTGGCTTTTGACAGGGATTGCACCCACGACACAAACCTGGCTCGAAACGCCGAATCAGCCTCTGGGTCAACGCCATTCGTGAACACGGCAGAGTTGCCAACCGTATCCACGCCGCTGATGCTTCCGACGATTACCGTCACGGTGCCGATCAGTGCATTCCCTGCGGCGCCTGCAGTGCTGGCCATTACAGGCACGGTTGCCGAGGCCGTTCCGGCCGGGATCAGGTAGCCGCCGAGCGTGGCGTTGTAGAGCGCGTTCGTGGTGTCGATCGTCACCGCATACTGCTGCGAGCCGTCGGCCGAGCCTACCAGCGAGCCGATCGGGATCAGGGCCGAGTTGGTTGGTGTGAATCTCGAATAGGTCACGCTGCCGGTTGCGAAGCTGGCAGATAGCCGATAGAAGCCGAAGTCGGCCATCCAGCTATCAAGATCAGCGCCGGACGAAGTGGACGCCCTGGTCGTGGCCAGTAGCGTGACGATCAACTGCTGCAACCACTGCAAGATACTGGCGTTGCTTTCGGTGATGGCGCGCATCAGAGAGCCGATAGTGAAGTCCACAAGCCCCGCAGCGCGGCCTTGAATCGCCGTAACCTGATCGCGCACCAGCGTGGTGAAGTCTTTGATATTGAGCGATGCCATATCAGCGATTTACCTCAAACGAGAGCGTCACCGGCTCGCCTGTGGCGGAATCGGTGTAGCTAATATTGGCGGAGAGGGTGTCGTTCTGTGACGAGACCGAGATGACGGGTGCAGGGCTCTTGGAGACGCAATCCTCGAGCAGGATCTGCCCGCGTATCAGGGCGATGATCTCGGGGATGTTGGTGAGCGCACCCACATAACGGCCCAGGCCGGCGCCGTACTCTGTATGGAACAGGTAGTCGCCCGGGTTGGTGATCAGTCGGCGCAGAATCCTTTGCTTGCCTCTTTCCATCCCCTCGACCGGCGACAAGCTGCCAGTCGGGGACAGCGAAAGGTCGCCTCCGACGTAATGATTCAGGTCCTTCATGGTGTAGGCGCCCCTGTGTTGCCGCTGATGGTGCCGCCTGTGTGGATGTGGGTTTTCAGGCTGACCGTACCTGCCTTAACGTCGCCGCCCGAGACAACGATGCCGGTCGAGTCGGTCACGGTAAGGGTGTGGTCCATCGTGACCGGGCCACCGGTGAAGTGGTGCGCCGGCGCGTCATAGCTGATGGACACCGAGGAATGCAGCGTGACCGTGCCGTCGGCCTTGAATTTGAGCAGAGACCCGGACTGGTGAACCATCCAGATTTCCCCAGACGGCACCGGCATCGGCAGGTTCAGCGAGTTGGTGTGGCGCGCCGTGACCTTGCCGAGGTTCGGGTCTGACGAATCGAACGATACCGTCACCTCGTCGCCGAGCTGCGGGCCGATCTGCACGCCCCAGCCGTTGCCGACGCCGGGGCAGTCCAGCTTGATCCAGTTTGTCTCTCGGCCTTCTGGCTGGATGGCGACTTTCACCACGCCATTCGACGGGTCGTAGCCGGCGATGGTCCCGGTGCGAGACCCGGTGCCGTCATCACTCAGGCGCTGTCTGGACGCATTCAAGAGGCTGTCTATGCTCATGGCTGCACCAGTGAGTTGGGGTTATGGTTCTTGGCGGTAAGGCTCATCGTGTAGCCGGCGTCAAAGCTCATCGAGCGGCGTACCGCGTCGACGTAATAGAGCTGGTCAAACCCGGAGCCCGTGCCTTCCTGGCGCACGATGGTGTTCGGCATGAGCAGGTTGTCGCCCGGCATCGAGCAGGACATGCGCATTTCGTGGTCGGTGATCTGCTTGTGGATCTTCTGGGCCAACTGCACCGCCTGGGCCTTGTCCAGGCCGTTGCGCTTGATCTCGTAGACCTGGCGCTTCGACGTGGATTGACCTGGCGCAATACCCTTGGCCGAGTTGTTCGGGTACGTCGCGGTGACCGTCTTCCCGTCCTTGTAGGAGATGACCTGAACCGTCACGCCAAGGGCCAGCGTCAGGTCGCGCTCGAAGGTGATGTCGTCGGCCGTGTTCGACTGCGGGTAGTAGTAGGCGCCTGGCTGAACCCAGCGGATCACGTACTGATCGGTGGTCTGCGGGTCAAGTGCAGGCTCGTAGTGCAGCTCGTTGCCGCGCACGTAGACTTGAAAACCATCCAGGCCAGCGAAGTAGGCCAGCGCATCCCACTCGGTGCGCTCGTCAGTGACGTGCGCATGGTCCCACTTGGTGATACCGCCAACCTGCGTTGTGGTTGCGGTGACGACCGGTGTGAGGCCGCGCCGGGTAGCCAGCAGCGTAGCCACCTGGCTGGTGGTCATGTTGGAGAATTTCTCGTTGGTCTTGTGATCAATGAAGCGACTGGTGTAGTCCCGTCCACTGATAGAGACCTCGAACTTTGCCGGGTGAATGGACAGGTGATCCACGGCGCCGACGATCAGCTCCTTCCAGTCCTGGGTTCCCTGGTTGATCAGTCCGGCCCAGATCGAGACGTCAATCGATGTCTGTGAGCCCCACCAGCTCATGGTGTTGTATGGCGCTGGCAAATCACTCAACACCAGCACGGCAGAGAAGGTGTCCGCCGAGTAGAAGGCGTTGCTGTCGACGTCGAACGAGTAGAACGGCACATGAACACCGTTCAGCAGCAGGCGGCCGACCACCTGCCGGACGAGCTGCTCCGTCTCCTTGGTATTCAGGTCCACTTATTCACCTACTGGAATTTTGATGGTCTGGATGCCGTCGAGGCGCGGATCGGTGATGCTGTTCGCCGCGGCGATCTCGGTCCAACGGGACTGGTCGCCGTAGGCGTCGGCTGCGACTTTCTGCAAGCTGCTGTTGCTGGTGGTGACGCTCGACGTGCCGTTGGCCAGCGGCCCGGACAGGACGTTCTTCTGCATCCGATCCAGCACGCTCTGCATCTGATAGAGCGGTGCGAGCTGGGTCAGTGCGGCGCTCTGGCGCAGGACGTTGTTGGCGGCGCGCGCTACCGGGTTGCCGGGCACCAGGCCGCCGAGGGTTGTGATGTCGTTCACCGACGCCCCAACCTGTGCAATCACGGACTGAACAATCGCCTGAGCGGCTACCAGCGGCCGGATCACCGTTTGCACGGTGTCGATTGTCGCGTTGGCGAACCCCTGGACCTGCGACACCGCGCTTTTCACGGTATCGATGGCGGTTGTCACGGCGCTGGAATTGATGATGCTGGCAAGGCCAAGCGACTCCCCGACGTCGCTGTTGATCAGGTTGTCGAGCGTGCCGGCCAGGGCGTTCTCGGTGACTGGCGTGTCGAGGCTCGACACAACAACCAACTCAATGGTGTATGGGCGGCGATAAACATGCTCAAACCTTGGCGTAAACGATTGGATGACCACGCTGTAGTAGTAGCCGTCCATGCTAAATGTCAGGGGGGCCCCGACATCACGCATGGTTTCAAGCTCGCTAACGCGATCGCCAGCCGTCGCCCCAATAATCCACCCAGACCATGAGAGGTTGTCGTAATCGACGCCCAAGACGTCGACTTTGCGCTTCCCTCCCACCATCTTGTGGATCACCAGTTGCTGCTTGCCGGCTCCGGGAGAAACCGACTCTGGAACCTCAAGCCCGGTGAACTCAAAATCCCCCAATATCAACCTTGTGGCGAACGGGTCCCCGCCCGGGGCGAAGTTGTCCAGGAAGGTTGTGAGACTCATCGGTTATCCCCTTGGTAGTGCTGTGCTTGGAGTTCCAGGCATCAACATGCTGCGAGTTGGGTCGAAGCCCTGGGTGCCAGTGCGCGGGCGCATAGCCTCCTTGGCCGCCCGCTGGATGACGACATCGGTCAGCTTCTTGCCGTCCAGGTACAGGTTGATGTTTTGCTCGCCTCCGCCGGACTGCTTTCCGGGCACCGGGGCAACCATCGGCGACCACGGCTCTTTCGGCTTTCCGCTGTTTCGGTAGTCGTCGGCGAAGGTGGTCTTCGAGATCTGCATGGACGCCGGCAGGATCGTGTTGGCCCCGGCGATCAGCGTGTTGAAGATCGTCTGCCAGCCGGTCAGGAACACCAGCGCGAAGGACTTGAACGCCCCGCCGATGTCACCATTGAACAGCTTGATGAAACCGGTCTTCATGTCGCTCCACATCAGCTTCAGCGCCACACTGATCTCAGACCAGTTGTTCCAGAGCAGGAAGGCGGCCGCGGCGATTGCAGTGACGACCAAGCCGATCGGTGTCATGAGTAGTGCGCGGCCAAGGAACAGCAGGCCCTGGCCGAGCAGCTTCAGCGGCGACAGAAACGCCATGACGATGCCGCGCAGGAAGCCGGACGTCAGGAACATGGCGACCGCCTTGAAGGCGTCAACCACAAACATGACGAAGTAGGTGCCGAATCGAGCAAGCACTGGGAGCATCGGAGCGAGCGCCGTGCTCGTCAGGAAGATCATGGCCTGCCCAAGCAGCACGAACCCGCGCCCGGCAGCGATGATCATGTTGATCAGGCCGCCGGTGATCAGGAATGCCGACAACCCCATGAAGGCATATGTCAGCGCCTTTACCTTTTCAGGGTTGGCGTTTATCCAAGCGGTAAGCTTGATGACTTCGATGTTCAGCGCGGTGATTGCTTTTATCGCCAGAGGAAGGACGTTATCCCCCAGTGCCAGCATCAGGTCTTTCCACTTGGCAGCGAGCTGAACCTCCTTGCCGGCAAGTGTTTTGTCCGTTACTGCCACCGAGGCATCAATGCCAAGGGCCTTGTGTTGGGCCTCAAGCGAGTGATGAAGCTTCGGTAAGTTTTTGTCAATCAGCGTGTACATCGAGCCGCCGGTCGAGCCGAACAGCATGGCGTTTGACTGACCAATCGCCGCATCCGAAGTAATCCCCATGCGCTCATGCATCGGCATGATGACTTTTTCGTAAAACTCAATTGAGTTCCGGCTAAAAAGATCTGCTTCCTTGAGTGGGTTACCCTTGAATGCCTTGATGCCACCCTGTGAGTTCCAGATTATTTTCTTACTGTCCCATATCCCGTTATTCACAAGTTCATGGGCAACTTGATTTGGAATTTTTACAATACCGTTCAGTCGGTTGTAAGCAGTCCTCTGAGAAAAACCAGCCGTCTGCCCTTTGAGCATGGTGATAATCGGTTCCATCATGGCTACCGCATCATCGCTCATATTCATCGTTGATACGCCGCCGCGCGCCTTGAACTGTCTCAACTGCTCCCAATCCACTGATCCGCCAGATGTTTGCGTCATCTTCCAGCCGGCATCCGCTAGCTCATTGAAGCGCTTGGCAGACTTCAAGCCGCCAGAGTCTTCGATGTAACGCATCATGGCCATGCTGCTGGTTTTCATTTTGGCTTGCGATTCTTCGCTTAGGCCAGATGTTGCATAGGCGATCTTCGATAGCACTGGGGCTGCAATCTTTGCCCCCTCAAGGGCCTCCATGCCTGGCAAGCCGCTCTCACGGAAAACGCCTTGGGCTTCTGTGAAGAGCTTCATGTTGGTTGTGATGCTGGTGCCTATCGAGTTCATGCCTTTAACGAAGCGCTCCGACTCGGCATTCACCGAATCAGACATCCCGTACAGGGAGAACTTGGCCATCTCTGTCTGGAATTTCTTGGCCTCTTCCAGCGGGGCCTTGAACAACCCCGCCAGCGCCAGGCCACCACCAAACATCGCGCCGCCGATAGCAGCCTGCTTGCCGATAGAGGAAAGCTTGGCATTGAGCTTGTCTGCGTCTTGACCAGCACCCGCCAGGCTTTTACTGATAAGGGCCATGCCGGCGCTGACGTGGTTGATCAGCGACAGCTTGACAGCGACGGAATAGGCTTCGCCTGTCATAATGACATTCCCTTTTGTGGTGGTGGATCACATGGCGAAAAATCAGCGCACGTATGAATGGGTGAATGGCCGCTTGCATGAAGTGGAGAGCTATCGCCAGGGGATGTATCTCGCCGACCTGAGCGAGCCGAGGCCCTTCATAAAAGTGGAGCGCGGGGAGCGTCTCGGCATTCAGGCAGCCCTACTCGTTTTCACCGCTAGCTGCGTGACGATGGTGTTTGCTGGCGGCGCTCTCGCTGTCGTCGTATTCGTTCTCTACTCAGTCCTTTTCGGGTGAACAGATGAAGAAATTGATCGTCGTGGCGGGAATCCTTGCGGCCCTCAGTGGGTGCGATAAAGTCGACAAGAACATCTGCTGGAGCCCGGAGACCAAGACGTCGGTAGGTGCGCTGGTGGCCGCCCAGGGCAGCGATATAAAGACGCTGATCCAGTCCTACTTCGAAATGAGGAATATTCGGGTCTTTTTTGGATCGGTAGACGTCAACATGAAGCAGACCGACTTCTCTCTGGAGAGGGTCGACAGCGAGACAGGATCTGCAGATTGCTCGTTTGCTCTGGCTGTTGAAGCGAAATACAACGCCGGAGCAGCGCTGAACGGGGCCGGACGCGTCAGATTCTCGTCAAGGGTCGGCGAGCATGGGCGCTACATCGCGCTATCTAAGTCGGACATCCCGCCCGTCATATCCAGCATGAAGTAAGGCGCTTTACAGCTTATCGTCATAGCCAAGCGATGCATGGATCGCTCGGCCACCTATAAGTCCGGTCACCGTCGCCATACCAAGCGTGCGTCGGATGAACTCCTTGTTTGTCAGCAATGCCGGCCCCATCACTGGGCGCGCCGGCATTTTTGACGTACCGAATTCGTGATAGACCATCTTCTCGTCCGTTGAACCGATAACCGCCTCCAAGGCGCCAGTGGTATGCGTGATGCTGGCCTGCATAGCCCCGCTCGCAAGCAGCGGCGAGTCGGCGGGGTATCCCATCTGCGCCTTTTGCTCTTCGGTTGAGTCGGCCAGAGCCGCCCAGGCTGTGAAAGGGCCAATCCCTGGCTGGTAATGCCCAATCTCTGCCTTGGCGGTCGCCTCAACCTTCTTCGCGCACTTCTCAAGCCCGGCGTGCAGACTGGCGAGCAGCGCAACTTCTTGCCCCGCCAGGTGCAGCGCCAGAGCGCCAAGACTTTTGAATTCCATGATTATTTGTTCTCATCGAATTTATGCGTGAACCAGTTGTAGGTCGAATTCCCCTCGATCTCTGAAAAGATAATCGAGAAGGCCATGCGCTCGTAGTCAGATAGCGGACCGCAGTCAAACACCTGATTAAAAGGAACCCCGTTTTTCACAATCCAGCATCTACTGCGGAAATCGGGGTCCTCTGTCAGTTTTTTGCGGCGGCCTGCTCAGCGCTGAGCGCCTGGGTAGCGGCTTCCGCTTCGGCCTTCGCTTTGGCGGCCGAATACTCATCAATCAGGTGCTTCTCGATGGCTGAATAGCCATCCTCGCCCAGCTCAGCAAGCACGGAATCAATCTGCTTGAGCGTTTGCGGCAGGCCAAAACCAACGTCGTCGATAAAAACGACCGAGGCGATAGGGAACGCAAAGGCGCTCATGTATGGACCGTTCGCAGCAAGGTCACCGCCGACGGCCATGATGATCCGCGACTTTTGCAGGGGGTCCAGGGTGCGCAGTTGAATCGTGCGCCCACGGGCATCCTGGATCGAAGTGAACTTGGGTTTCTGGTCAACGTGGACCGGTGCGGCGGATTCGGTAACTTTTACGGTAGCCATGGTGAAAACCTCTGGTCAGTGAGTCGTCAAGGAGCATGGCGTGCGGGGTGACGAGTCCCGCGCCCTGCCGGGCTGCCATGCAAACAGGGTTAAGAAACCTTCACGCGGCGCTGGGCGGTCCAGTTGAAATCCTGCTCAACGGTCTTGTCGCCAGCCTTATCGCCAGCCTTTGAAAGCTGAAGCTGGACGGAGGTGTACCGGTAAGTGGATTCACTGCCGTTTGACTCCTTAATGGTCTCCGTGATAGTCGACGCACCTCGCGTTACTCCGCCGAAGTAATCCGCCTCCCACTGGGCCTGGTAGTCATCGGCCGTCGAGTCTCGACGCTCAATGCTGACTGTGCCCTTCCAGTTCTTGGGAAACGGGGCCTCTTCAGTGATGCCGTTCAGCGTGGTTACGCTGATGTTGCCGAGGACCGGCTCAGAGGTGAACTTTGTGACGGCGGGAAGGCGAAGTGGGCCATTGGACGTGTTGATGTCAATCGACACGTCCTTGCCCATCGTAAAGCCGTTAATTGGCATAACCGATGCTCCAAAAAATGCCCGCAATGGCGGGCATGTGGCTTATTGGGCGCTTAGGCGCGCGGGGTGTTGGAGACGGTGACCGACACGGACTGCCCGCCTTCCAGGTTGACCAGGAAGAAGCGGATAACCGACAGGTACTTGACCTGTACGTCGGCCGTTTCGTAGCCGAGCGCTACCTGTGCATCCGAGTTGTTTCCGGAATCGAGCTGCACCGAAAATGCCGCGCCGCCGTTGACGTCGCCGATCATCCCGGCGTCTTTCAAGCCCTGAAGCCAGGAAGACATGGTGTTCTTCGCTTCTCGGCGCTGATCAACTGTCTGCAACTTGCCGACTACGCTGCCGAAGTTGGCCGCGATGGTCAGAGCGAGGTAGTTGGTCATGCGGGTGTAGTTGTCACCGTTGGTGGCCGAGTTGCTGGAGGTGTTCAGCCCAGATCTGCCGCCAAAATACGCACCGCCTGGGCACGGATTGGTGATGACGTCCAGGCGCGCAGTGTTGATCGCGCCGATTTCCGCGCTGCTATAGGCCTGGTTTGTCAGGTTGCGCTGGGTGGACACGATGTTGCTGATTTGCTTGTTCAGGATGCTTAGGCTTGGGTTCGAAGACGCAAGCTTGGCAGCGGCAAATGTTGCAGGGGCAAGCATGCGGTTCTGGGCGTTGAGCTGGTCAGCCCAGTAGTCCCAGTCCCCAACCATCACTTTCATGCAGTAGTTGTCGACGCCAGCAGTCGTCAGGCTGGCCGATACGGTCGAGTACGAGGCTCCGGCCGGCCCCTGGGTGACCATATAGCAGCCTTCCTGCAAGCCATAGGTCGCCATGGTTGGCCACTGGGTTGCGTCGGTAACGTCAACCAGGTTGGCAACCTGAGCATTGCTGCTACGCAATGCATACATGCCTTTGCGGCCAGTACCCACCACGCCATCGACACCAACCAGAACGGAGTCCGTGATCGTGGTGTTACCAGACGTGCCAGTAGTGAAGGCGACGGTCTGGGTGGTAGCGGGAGCAACTACAGAGGCGCCCACAGTGGCGATCACCAACTGAGATGCGCCGCGAATACCAGATTGGCCGTTGTTGACCGCGCTGACGATGTTCTGCCACAGCGCCAAGCCGGTGCCGGTGATGTTGTCGAACACTTCAGGCGTCAAGCCCGGCAGAGAAACGACGAGCTTCCAGCTTGAAGCGGCGGTGCCAGCAGAAAGGGTTGCGCTAAGCTGATTCCCGGTGATGCCGGTGTAATAAGCGGTCAGCGTCACGCCGATGGCGACTGCGGTGTCCTTCAGGGTTGCTGTGGCGGCGGTGTCGGTCCCGTCAGTGACGCGTACCGCGCGAATGTTTGCTGCGCCAACCTGAATGGAGACCGAAATCGCAGTGCACAAGTCGTATTTGCGAACGCTTGGCGTGCCGATTTTTTGGGCCAGGTCGCTTGCCGATCCGATCAAGACTGCGCTGTTAACTGGGCCCCAGTCAGCAATACCGACGATGCCGAGCACATCGGTTGCAATGCCGTTGATGTAGCGAGTCTTTGGTGGAACGATCCCGACGTACAAGTCTGGAGCCGTCAGCGCCGTTTGGTTCAAACTGCCTGCCTGGTAGATGGGCATGGCTCTCTCCTAATGAAAAAGCCGCCTCAGTGGGCGGCTTTTTGTGTATGGGTTTGCCTGTTAGGCGTTGGCGACTTTCAGGACGTTACCGACGCACTCGCCAGCCAATACGGAGGCGACTTCATCAGGGTCAGTCAGCACTTGGCCCACTTGGTAGTCGGCAAAGGCGAACTTGACAGTGAGACTGAACGGTGATTTCTTGGCCTTTGAGGCCGGTGCAGGTGCTGGAGTGGCAACCGCAGTGCTATCTGGAATATCGGAGTCCATTTTTGGGCCTCAAGGGTTTCGAGTGGTTGCGGGTGCTCCAGCGGGCGTTGTCGAGGTATGCACCACTGGGGCGATGATCTCGGCAGCCTGCATGGTCTGCGTTGTGGCGTAATCGATCATGTAGAACAGGTCGACCCGGTACAGGTCGGCCTTCTGGAGCTGGTCGGTCATCAGCGAGCCGCTTGACCGGATGACGCCGAACGACCCGTCGACGAACGAGATGTTGTTGCTGTCGGACAGGGCAGAGTCGAGCGGGCTCACTACTGCATCGCGGGCCGCCGGGCTGTTGGCCCAGACGATGACCTGCACCGACTGCTCCTGGCGCTTCGTTTCCTTGTAGGCCGTGCCGAAGCCGCCGGCCCTCGCAAAGACGCTGTAGGCGCCCGTGAGCGTGATAACCGTCCCAGAGCTAGTCGCGCCCGGGATCAGATACGCAAGCGCAGTGGCTGCGCTCGTGAGCGTGTCTGACTGCTGCACGGCATAGACATAGCTTGTGCCGTTCAGGTTGATCATGATGTTCTGGGCGCTGATCGTCCCTGAGAGGGTCACAACCGACCCTGCGACGGTCATGACAAGCGTGTGGACCGGCGCCGTCAGCGGAATCCATGAGCGCCCCAGGTAGCGGGTCGTGCTACGGTCCTTGCCGTGCGGGTACACGCTGATGTGCGCAATCCCTGCGGCCAGGTCGGTCTCAAGCTGTTCGGGTACAGGCCAGCCCGGGTAAACCCGGATCGGGAGCCCGGCAACGCTTGGCTGCCCGGTGCCGCTCGGGTAGACGATGGCCGCGATCTGGGCTGCGACCTGCTTCAGTACGTCGGTCAGACTCGCCATTACGCCAACTCCCAGTCTTCAGCGGTGAAATCTTCGAAGCTGAAGGCATAGGGATATGAGCAAAATCCGTTCGGTCCGTGGATTTGCAAGCCGATACCGCTATAAGTGATGTGGGCCTTGCCTTCCCATGAGGTGCGATAAGCGATAGCTGCCGGGCTGCGCTCGAGATGTTCTTGAAGCTCTTTGCCTGAAGTCATGGTCACACCTGCGCCTGCATGGCCGTGCATCGCCAGCCCATGTCCGTGAGCTCAGCGCTCGAAATGATGTATTTGCGGCCCAGTTCGCACCGGATCACGTCACTGGTGCGCAGAACAATGCCTGGATAGGCAGGCATGAGGATCGCCCACCAAGGGGTTCGCACATCGAGCGGCAGCTTGGTGTCGTTCCCCTCGCCTTTCGTGCCCTGCAAGATGCTTGCGGGCCAGCCGGTCATTAGCGGGACCTCTGCGGCCTTGGTGCCGCCGGAGTAGGCGCCCAAGCCGACGCTTTGGTCCTGCACGGCATGCGTCACGCTCACAACGCGATTCGTCTGCACGCAGTAGATCGGCAGCGTGTCCTGCATGGCGGCGATGAAGAACGTGCCTTGCTGGCCGACGAGGAAGTCGCCCGGCTGGCATAAGCGCGCATCGAACAGGCCCAGCCAAGTGGCCTGGCCATACTTGTTCGGCGCGGAGTAGCTGAAATTCGTGGTGAACGACGCAGGCAGCGTCTGCAAAGCGGTTGACGACAGCGGGTTACTGGCGCTCGTGGCGCGAAATTGCTGGTAGTCGAAACCGATGTACTTTGCTGCCTTGCCGTAACCTTTGTAGAGCTTGGCCTGGAGCTTTGTGCCGTCCATGTCACCCCCTGGCCAGCGAGGTATTGCCCGAGCCACCCAGGCCTGGACCTGGTGGAACGCCGATAAATGCGCACAGTTCACGCCGCCATAGCCGGTACAAGTTCATCCGGTCGTTGACTTCGTTCTTGTTGTGCACCCAGACGGCAGCCTGGTCGGTATCAAGGTTGTCGGTGGCGCTGGTAACGTCAGTTTCAAGACCCGCGAGCGTTGCGAGGAATATGACGACCCTCGCCTCTTCCTCTGGGCGCAGCGTTGCCAAACGATGAAACAAGGTCTGCCAGATGATCGGAGACACCCAGCCGTAGGCCAGATCCCTGCCGCCATCCATAGACACGTCACCGGCATACGGATAGCCCGCATAGCGCCGAGTTTCTGCGAGCTGAGTGTCGGTAAGCATCTGGGGGCGTCCTGTGATGGTGTTGTTTGACTCAGCCGCCAGCGTTGCCGGACATCATCAGGGTGCAGGCGGCGTTGGTGCCGGTAATTGCCGTCAGCGAGCCGCGCACGTATGGAAATGGCGAGAGCGTATCCACGTAAACGCCACTGGCGCCGTTGGTGCCTGCTGTGCCGCTGATGGCGATAGTTGTACGCGTCGCCCAGTTGATGCCGTCCATGCTGACTTCAATGATGACGGTCGCAGTGACAGCGCCAGAACCTGTAACAAAGGCCTGGAAAGCACGGTTCAATGGCCGAGCCTGGAATGCTTGACCGGTGACAGTCGTGGTTGCGGCGCTGATAACCGTTTCCAGCGCCCCTGCAGTTGGGGTTCCGATCGGCATGATTAAGCCTCAGGTTCAGCGGCCGGAGCCTGTGCTTCAGTCGGCGCTGGAGTAGCCTCAGGGGCCGCTTCAGGAACAGCCTCAGCAGGGGCCTGATCTGCCACTTTTTTGGTGCGGCGACCGCCTTTGGCGATCTCCTCGACAACTTGGTCGTCGTCGGACAGATCGCAAGCATTTATCAGCCGCGAGCCGCCTTCCACCGAGTCATCCACGATTCGCACGACATCGAGCACATCCGTAGAAATGATTTGCATGTTTTATCCTCCGCAAAGCGAGTCGGCGGACTATTTTCAAGCCGCCGACTTCAGGCGCCGATTAGCCGGCGATCCGAGTACCCAGCTCAGGACGGACGCAAGCGCCGCCATAGAGGATGTCGAACGAGTAGCGGGTCTGTTTGTGCTGACGGGTGATTTCCAGGCGCAGCGACAGGCCGGACACTGGGTCAACCTGGGATACGCTGATCACGGCCGGGTGCGACACTTCCTGCAGCGGACGAGTAGCGAAGGCGATCGCATCGCGGTGGAAGGCCAGGTTCATCACGTGACTGGCTTTCAGGGTGACAGTTTCACCGCCGGCGGTGGCAACTGCCAAGCCTGGGTAGATCGAAACGCTGGTGTTACCGACGGCCAGAGTGGTAGCAGCAGTCACCACGTAGGTCTGAGAGCTACCGGCGAAACTGATGATGTCGCCTTTTACCAGCGGGCTGGCGTTGGTTGCTTTGGCGATCGATACCACCTTAGCACCGACAGCATTGACGCCGTTCGCGGTGCAAGCGCCGGAAGTCAGCGGGGTAGATACGAAGGTAGGGACCTGCTGGTCTGCGTACCAGTCGAAGCCTACCTTGCGGCCGATAACGCCCTCAACCAGGGTGGTGTTGTTGCCGGCCATTTGTGCCTGCTGGAACATCGGCAGGACGATGGCGTTACCTTCCGAGTCCATGTCCAGCACGATGCGGCGGTCGCCAGTCGGTGCCAGTTGCTTGTTCAGCAGCTTGCGCGCGATCGATGCCGCAGTAGTGTCGGAGGCAAACGGCGTGGTGCCTGGGGTACCGGACATGCTGAAGAAGCTGGTGCCCAGGTTGAGGATGTAAGCGTTGACGTTGTTCGCAATCGCCTTGATGGCCTCGGTCGCCTGCATCGGCACGTAGCCATTCATCACGTTCATGGCTTCTTGGTCGGTGATGTAGAACGGCGCTTCGTACCACTGATCCAGGGTGATCGGCACGCTGGTCGGCGAGGTGTCGGCGGTCACTGGCGGGGTTGCACCAGGGGCGACCGGCTGCGCAGCGATAGCGGAAGGGATCGGCACGTTGATGACCGAGTTCTTTTCCTGAGCGGCGCCCTGGTAGTCAGAGTTGACCAGGCGGGGCATAACGTTCATGGCGCGCAACGCGACCAGGCCTTGAGCCAGGAGAGGCGTTGCGACTTGCGTTAATACGTTGGACATGAGAGCGGCCTTTTATGAATTTTGCCCAAAAAAAAGCCGCTGACGTGAGCGGCTGGAGGCTTGATATGGGTTGTTAAACGACTTTGATGCTCCCGTTGGCAATAGCCTCGAGGTTTGCGCCAATAGCCGCTTTGTCAGTGGAGGCGACCGAAGTGATCCCGCCATTGCTGTTGCTGTCCGACTGCTTCCCGCCGCCGTTTGCGCCGGACGCCTCGAAGGCTCGGCCATAAATTGCATCGCCGCGCATCTCGCTGACGAATTCTTGAATACTGAGAGGGTTTCCCGCTGCGTTCACGCGCGGATTGCCTTCCTTGTCGACGATCACGGTCCTGTACTGGCCGTTATCGTTGATTACCTGCGTAGCCGACTTGACGTGCGGTAGCAGGAGCTCTGGAGACCCCTTGTGCTGGGCGATGGCTGCGATTGCTGCGGCGTCGATCAGATGACTTTCGAGCGACTTTTGCATGGAAGCCTTCTCGGCATCGCGCCGCGAAAGCTCTGCCTGGGACTTTTCAAGGTCCAGCTTGCGGAGCTTTTCAAACTCGCCAGCCTTAAATGCAGCATCTTCTTCGATTTTTGCCTGGGCTTCGATCAGCGTCTGAATTTCTTCCGGGGTTTTACCCAGAGATCTCCAAGCCTTCGCTTGCGCCTCACCATCGCGCGCAGCTTTGCGCTCTTTTTCAAGGGCGCTCTTCAGGCCGCTGGTATCTTCAAGGCCGGACACGTCCAGCTTGAATTTAGCGCCGTCCGCCACGTACAGCCCGCGAACCGGCTCCGGCAATGCGTCAAGCGAATCAACAATCAAATCAAGCGCCATCTGGTAATCCCTCTCGGATTTATTGCGCGAGCGTCACGCTCACAGAGAAAAGCAGCAAACCGTCACGGCTGGCTGTCTGTAATATTTATGTTCGTAGGTGCTAAATCAGGCGGCAGAGGCGATTTCGGCAGACGCTTACTCTCAACGTCCCAACTGAGGTCAGGATTGATCGCGCTGCGCCGAACCATTTCATTGAAGAACGTTTCCTTTGAAATCAGCCCAGACTTCGCCGCATCAAGCAGCACGCTTTCGGTCTGTCCGGTGATGGAAGACACCACGAAGTCGTCGAACACGTCGATGTTGCCCGCCTCATCAAGCCCGGCCCACTTCTGCATGGCATGCACGACCTTATCCAGCGCATTTTCCAAGCCCTGCGCCATGGCGGAGAGTTGGCATTCCTGGCTGGACGAGTCCAGCGCGGCCTGGGTCGCTGTGACATCGCCCACGGTAGGAATGAGCAGCTCGGCCCCAAGGAAGCGCATGCGCTCCTCAATGTCTTTGATGGAGTCGCGACCGGCGCCGATGGCTTTGCCGCTGTGCTCGACAAATTTCAATTCAGCATTGGCCGGCAGCTCAACAAGCGAGCCGGCGCCGATGCTGACCGGTGTCGCGGTATCACCCTGGTCGACCACGCCAATCCGCGCCAGGATCGGTACCCGGCTGATATGCAGAATTGCCGTCTGGTCGCTGTAGGACTGCCAGTGCTCGATGTTCAGGTCGGCCAGGTTGCGCAGTGGCGGCGCGGCGGTCATGAAACCGGTACGCTTGGTGTAGTAGGTGACGAGCGGGATGAAGTCGAGCGGCACGTCTTTTTTGAGAAGGACTTCGCCGCTGTCGTTCAATACCCAGTCGTCTTTGTCGTTCTTGCGGTACGTGGACCAGCGGCCGATTTCAAGCACACGGACCTGGGTAATGACCTGGGTGCCAAACAGGCCGTCATCCTCGGTGACCGATTCACGGATTCGCAATTGGGTCAGGCGCTCGACGCCGCCAATCTTCTTGCTTTTCCAGCCAAGAATGCTGGTTGGCAACACATGCACGGCGTAGGGGCGAACGCCCATGGCGCGCTCATCGGCAAGCGTCTTCACGCTGTCCGTGCGGTCAAAGTCGACCAAAACGTGCGTCAGTCCGTATTTGAGGCCGGCGATCAGCACTTCACTGGCGAAGACGTGCAGATTTCGCTCGGACAGATCGATGTTGTCCATCCACGCTTCAGCAGTTGAGCCGAAGCCTTCGTACTTGATCGGCTCGGCGAACGGCTTTGATGCCAGGTTCTCGATCGTGTGCTCGAGGGCATTGAACAGCGTCGAAGTTTTCAAGCGGTACGCGTAGTTTTCCGGGCTTTCAGCTTTGAATCGCGGCAAGTACAACTCGCCAGAGGCTCGCATCGCCTCAGTCCCGCCGCAAAGCGCATCAATCTTGGTCCAGTCGCCCTGCATGTCTTTGACCGCCTGGGACGGTTCATTTAGTTTTTGCATGTTATAGGCTCAGGCTGGAGATGCTGGAGGTGCGCACGCGCTTGGTCTTGGCTACGGCGAAATATCGAAATGCGTCAGAGCCGTGCGAGGTCTTATCGTGGAGCGGCTTGTCCTTCCAGCACCCACGGTTGTCGTCCCACTCTTTCTTGTAGTTTTCGAGATGCCCAATGCCTTCCTCGCACTTGGATTCATCGAACACGCAGAGCGGGAGGATTTCCCGCGCCGCTTCAATACCGGTGTCAACGCCAGTCCTAGGAACGACCTGGAACCGAATTGAGTACCGCTCACCGTCGATCACATAGCCTTCTTTGGCGATGTCCTTGCGGCTCTTGGCGTCACTGCCAAACTCGCGGTTCTCGATGTCGTGCGGCCCCCAGTGCTCGGAGTAGGTGTAGCCCTTGTCCTTGAGCACCTTCATGTAATGCCGCAGACCTTCACCGGAGTTCTCGTAGTAGTCGATGACGTGGTACTCGGTGCCGACCTGACGCACAAACCAAATGGCCGTGGAGTCGCCGACGCCGATGTCCCAGAAGGTCATCACGGGCTGATGACTGTTGTCCGGCACTACCCCGATGCGCTTGCTGGCATAGAGCTTGGCGAACTGCTTGGCGTAGTACGCGCCTTCGACCGACTGCTGGAACGCTTCGACAGGCAGCGATGGGTATTCCCGCTTCATGTCGTCGCCGAGGGACTTCTCCTTGGCGGCGTACCAGGCGCGCTGGCCTGGGTTCGTGTCGATTCCGTGCTTGGCGAACAGGTCGTTGAAATAGTCGGTCAGGCGCTGCGGGATGACGACGTCAGTCGGGTCAAGCCAATAGGCCTTGTTCTTCCACCAAGAGAAGAAGAAAAACTTCCAGTCCAGCAAGCCCAGGGGCACGCCGGCCAGTTGTTGGCGCTCCGCGCTCTGCGAGTAATCGAAGAAGTAGCCCGCCCTGCCCTCCGCCGTCGACTCAATCGTGACGAAGCAATCGGTGGCGACAGCCTCGAAGGCGCCGGTGACGATCTCCCGCGCCTTGTGCGGAAACTTGGCGCAGATCTTTCCGAATTCGGATACGTGCAGGTAACGCAGCGTGCCGCCCCGGAAAGACGTGGAAACGTAGATCGAGCCGCCCTTGCTGAATACAAGCTCGCCGGACGCATCGTTGCGCGCAGGGTTTGCCTTGCGGATCTCGACCGGAAGGTTGTCGTAGGCGTACTTCACCTTTTCCCGGAACAGGCGCTTGGCGTCGTTCAGGGTGTGAGCGATCAGGGCGCACTTGGCCGACTCGAACAGAGCGGCGTCCAGTTGGATGATGCAGCACTCGGTTGTGAAGCCGAGCTGCCGAGCCTTCAAGATGATATTTCGGGTATGCAGCCCGTCGAAGTACTCGATCTGCTCGTCCGTCATCCGGAAGCGGACCTTCTTGCCCGCTTTGTCCGTGATGAAGTAGAGGTTGTTCAGCCTCCAACGCTTGTCCCGGAGCAGCTTCAAGTGCTCGGGCTTCATGTCAGGCTTCCTTCGATAGCTCGTCCATCAGTTTGGATAGGTCTTCGGAATCATCGCCGCCAGACTTGGCATCGAGGTCGTAGGCCTGTCGCTCCAGGGCAACCAGCGTCTTCAGGGTCTCGGCGAGCTCCTTCATCGTCTTGGTGCGAGAAGGCAGCGCGCCCATCTTGTTAGCCAAGGCCAGAGCGTCGGCCATTGCATCGCCGTCGTCGTGGTCAGCGTCCTTCAACTGGGCGATCAACTCTTTGATGGTGCCCTGCTCATCGGTCAGCGCTTCCAATTCGTCCAGCAGCTTGTTGGTGAGGCGCCGGCCGCGTGAGATGTCGCCGCGGTGGGCCATGCGGATATCAGCAATGACCTCGGCATTGGCCTCAACGATTCCACGCTCGGTTGCCAGTGTTTCCGTGGAAACCTTGGTGGAAACCTCACGCTTGGAAACCAGCGAATCAGCCTTAGCCTTGATCTTGGCTTTAAGGTCTCGCTCCCAGCCTTCCGCTTTTGCGCGCTTGTTGATTGCGGTATGTGATACGCCGCTTGCCGATGCTATCTCTCGGACGGAGAGCAGACCGGCCCTGAAGAGCTGTTCAATGCGCTCCCAGTCGGGTTGCCTTGCCGCCATGTTGAATTCCTTATTGCTGCTCAACCTTCACTGTGAGCGTTCTGATCTTCCCGCCAGTGCAGCTATCACGCTTCATGGCCATCTCTACGGCTTGGTAGGCAGACGCACCCATGTCCATGGCGGTGATGGCGTGAACTGAGCCGCTACCAATGGCGTAGGGCTTGTCAGCGAGCACGACACTCTTCCAAACGCCCTCTCCGTCGTTGTGCCCGATATTCCAGACGCCCTCGGAGTCAACTACCAAGGCGCCGGCGCCGATGTTCGTGAGCTCTTCGCCGAAGTAGGCGTTGATCAGGCGCTGGTAATCAGCCGTGTAGCCAGAGAGGATGAACTTCACCCCGTCGCGCTCTATGCACTTGTCGTAGTCGTCGTATGTGATTGCGGAGCCGGCAGTGACTCGCCCGTAATAGGCGATGATGCCGTCTTTGTAGGCGATCGTCGTCATGGGGTCGCCTCGTCAGTAGGGATCACTTCGCGGTAACGCTTGGCGATGCGCGCCTGGGCCTGGAGCTTGTCTTCATCAGCTTCGAGGCCGGCGAGATAGGCGAAGGCATGCACTGCCACAACGTAGAACCTGAACCACCACGGGTAATAGGCCTTCAGTGTGAGCTTGGCCATATCAGTCACCGTGGATATGCAACACATTGCGCAACTACCGAGGATTCCTCGGGGGTTCGTGCAATCTATTGCGGAATAGAGTGGCGCCGGCAATTAGCCTGGCGCCCTTTGTTTAAAGAGCCTTCTTCGCCAGCGCTACAGCCTCATCCCAGAACACCGGGAGCTCATGGCCGAGGGCGGAGAGGATGGTTTCAAGCTTGGCGATCAGGTCGGGCGCTGGTGCGCTTACCTGGGCAACAGGCGCTGCAACCTCAGGGACCACAACGACCGGAGCCGACGGCGCAATGGCGACTTGTACTTCAACTGGCAATTCGGACATGACTGGAGCCTCTACGAAGAGTTTCGCAATCCATGCGACGATTGATTTCAGGAAGTCAGGGGTTTTCATTCTTGTCACCGTCAGGCTGTGGCTGTGACAGCACACGGACAACAGCAACGCCGACCCCGAGAGCCATGTTGATGGCGGCGTAGATCAGCGGGTTGACTGCGCCCTGAAATACAGTCCAGCCGATAGCGCCTGCGTTCAGCACTGCGCCGGCCAGGGCCAGGCGTACAGACCAGAGCTTGTGGCAAGCGGCGACATTCTCGATCAGCTTCATATCTCATCTGCCTTGCGCTCAGACCAGCGCTTACCGAGCTGCCGAACTTGGTCAACGCCCAGGATTCCAACGAACCCAGCAGCGAAGAATGACCAGCCAATGCTGAACCCGAATTCCTTTACGGTCAGCCCTACCACCATCACCATCAGCGCGCCGAGAGTCGCCTCGATCAGCTTGCGTACCGTGCTGGTCTCCTTCCCGTCGTATTGGACGCGCAGGTAGATCAGCAGGAAAGTGAGAGCCATTGCTAGGCCGTTATCCCGAAGTGCGGAGAGGACGAGCGCCCAGAAGGAAGGGTCTTTTTCGGGCATGATTTTCAATCCGAAGTCCTCCCTTCTGGGAGTAGGAGAATAAAAAAGACCGTCAGGTAGCGGCCAAACGCTGGGGAGCAGCGGCGAATAGGTCAGCCCCTGCAGCACTCCCGGCTTAGCGCAACGGGTGTGGAGGGGCTGAAAACGACGAAGCCCCGCACAGTGGCGAGGCTTCTAAATGGGTGGAGATGGAAGTCCTGTCAGGCTTCGGTCGTGGCGTTTCCCTCCAGTCCCCACGCTGACTGTTACCCCTGCACGTTTCCGCCGGGCTTTGATCATCTCCAGAAAGCAAAAAGCCCGACACAGTGGCCGGGCTTTCTTCCTGCGCTACATACAAACGTACATAACCCAAGATGACGTAATATTCGGACACGCGGACAGAAAAGGCAAGCGCTTTTTCAGCGACTTCCAATTTTTTCGGCCATCTCACGCATTCTTTTCCGCTGATCCTTGATCTCCTCGTCCGTGCGCACCCTCTTGGGCCTGCCAGCCGCTTCCTTTTCGATGATGTCGTTGCTCGCCTTCTGGCTGTAGAGCCAGATTGCGGCGATGGACGAGAGGATGCCAACGGCAATGATGATGGTGTTCATGGCTTCACCTTCACGCCCTGATAGGACAGCATGCCGCGACACCGATCAAGCACGTAGCCAGGAAGGTCAACATTGGCGAATTCAGTGACCTTCGGCAGCTCAACCTCTATCGAGCGCGCTGCCTGCCATGCAACCCATGCCAATTCCAGCGAGTCCGCATAATAGGTTCCGTCTGGTGTCACGTAGCAAATCCAGTCGAATGGATCATCTTCGCCATCCCATTCGCCGCTATCTCGCGCCCACGCTTCAAACTCTTCGCGCATCTTGTCGCTCACGATTCACCTCGGGAGCGCTGCTCGATTATGCGATCTAATCCTTCACCAGTGGCTACTGGAATATCCCAAATAGCCTTTCTTCCGGCCTTCCAGGCATCCCAGCAATCCACAGTGGCGGGATTGACGTATTCGCCAGAACCGCCCTTCTCGACCGAAACCTTCAGGTCTTCAGTCGCGTGCTTTTCGAATTCTTCTTGCTTGTAGTCGGTCATGCTGCCTGCTCCCCAAGTACGCCCGCTTCCTCAAGAATCAATTGTGCTTCCACCAGAGCGGTATCCACAAGGCTTTCCAGGGCTTTATGGATGGACTGCCTCCAGCGGCGGTAGGTGCGGTCGTCGAGGCCCTGGGCGTCCCAAGTGGTCATGTCGTAATTGGAATCGGCCAGGATTATCGCACCATCCTGCTGCGAGGTCCGGCGCTTGGCCGCTGATGCGTTTGCTCGCTCGACTGCGGCCTTTGCAGCCTCTACCCGCCACGCTGGTGCGTCTTTGTCGTGTTCGACCGCTACCGCCTTCACAGGCTCCTTGCGCACGCCCTTGATTTGAGGGATGGCCCAGGCGGTCACAGCCTTGCGGGTGAACAGTTGCGGCGCCGGGCTGGTCACGATCGCAACCAGCCGGCCGGTCGCCTCGATCTTGCGCCCATTGTGCGTGCTGAACTTGGCAGTCAGGGCGAACCAATGGCGCTGGCTCAGCACCTTGTGGAGCAGCTTGTGGACGATGCAGTCCTGCAGTAGCGACCACTCCTTTCCGTTGATCTCCCCTTTCTGCTTGGCGCACTGGACCTTTGGCTCGAAATCACACCCACCGGCCGAGTTGATGGTCTCAGCAGCCAGGGCACGGACAACAGCAGATACCACGTTGCGATAGCTCATGCTGCCACCCCTTTAGCTGCGGAAGGTTCGCTACGGAAGAACGCGCCGCCGACACAATGGACGAGGGTGCGCTTGCCGTTGAGATAGGTAATTTCGTGGGTGTGGGTCCATCCGCTCGGACTATCGACGTTGTAGCCCATGTTCATCTTCGAGCTGGTGCCGACCGAGTGCGCGCCGTCGACGATCTCAGCGCCGTGGCTGTGACCCTTGGTGACCTTGGCGCCGATGCTGGCAAAGCCGCGGGTAGATCCGCGGGCCCCATTAGGCCCTTTGTGTCCGTGCCAGCCGAACTCGATACCGTGACGAGTGAAGGAATCGCCAGGCTTGAGCCATTGCAGGCGCTCGGCGGAGACCATCAGCTTGTCCATCCAGTACTTGAACGGATCGCAGTAGCTGCCATCGTGGATCGACTGAAGCATGGCGGCCTTGGTCTCGTGGTAGACCAGCGCATTTTCTAGGTCGTGTGCGTGCTCAGACTTCTCCAGCCACTGCCCGAAGTGCTCGTTATGGTTCGAGCCGACGATGATGGTCTTTCCGGCGAACGACGAAAGCAGATCGACGTGCTTGGCTGTAGTGGTCAGCTCGCGCAGCACGCTTGATGTTCCGGTGACGTGGCGGCGGAACTTCTCGAAGTACTTGGCATGGTGGCTGGCCGATCCAAAGTTCAGCACGTCATGGAGCACAAGGAAGCGAGGGCGCACACGCTGCGAAAGCGCCTTAGTGGCCTGCGTAACTTGCGGATCAGCCATCTCAGCATGGACGTCACCCATCGTCAGGACTTCGACCTCTGGCGCGTACTCAGCACCCTTGACGGTGTATTTCGTGTCGAGGTCGTAGAAGCTTCCGTCCTTGAGCGGGCAAATGTGGCGAATGTGGTTGTTGTTGCCGTCCACCTCGACCACTACGGCGCCCATGGTGTGGTGGAAGCAGCCCTTCGCACCGGCGTTGGTGTCGCTGTACTGCTCGACAGTGCACGCGCCGGTAGTCATGACCAGCTTGGCCTGGTCGCCAACCTTCGTGGCCACCGGTTTCAGCGCGATCTTGGTGTGCCCAAGGATGGCCGAGGCGGTACCGCTCACTGTCAGCCAGCCCTGGAGCGGATTGGCAGCCGTGGGCTGGACCTTGATGTCAGCCAGCACCACCAGGCCTTTGGCGATCTTGGTGCGCTCGTGGATGATGTACGGCACCAGGCGCGAATCCCACCACTCGTCGTTGCCACCCTCTTCCCGGCTGGTCGGGTTCTTGTACCGCATCGGGATCACGATCAGCTTGGCGCCGTTGACCGAGCAGTAGAGCTGCAGGGTTTTCAGGAATGCTGAGTGGGCCTTGGTCGCGTTGACCGCCGCGGTGATGACATAGCATTGGGCGCTGACAGACTCAACGGTGCGGACTTCGGAGGCCGTTGGCGCTACGAGCCCTGCGCAGGCCATGCGGGCTTTGCGCTTGGACAGAGTTCTCGCATGCAGGCCCAGGTGCTTTGCAGCCTGGGAGTGAGACATGGTCTCAAGCGCTTCGATGATCTGCTCGTCGGTGACTTTCTGTTCGGTCATTGCGCGTCTCCGGCGAGGGCTTCGGCTTTCAGGGCTGCGTATGCGACACAGTCTTCGGCAGAATCGGCGTGGTAGGTCGGGTTCTGCCACTGGCGCACGTCTTTCAGGATCTGGAGTAGTAGCCACCCTTCGGCCTCGGTCAGGGCCTGCCCGGTGATGGTGTTGAAGGCAGACACAGCGGTGCCCATGCTGCGCTCGCCTTCCGGCTTGTCGTACTGCTGGCCACGCTCCAGCATGAGGGCCTGGGCCTTACCAAGAAATTCGTGCGCCTTCATGCTGTTACTCCTGTTTCCGAGAAACGAGTGCGCAATGCCATTGCAATGCGCGGATCAACCTGCATATCGGCATAGGCAAGAGCAAGTTCGTGTTTTCTCGCTCGCCACGCCTCATGGGCCTCATTGGGGTCGGCGAAAACGCCGAGGTATTCGCTCTTCCCGGTAAATGGGTTCTTGCACTGAGACTGGAATTTTCCAGTGCTCTTGCTCCAGCAAACCCCGATCGGCCATTCACCACGAGCCGCTCCACCGTCCAACATGAAGCTGTTGATCTGAGCAGAAACGAGCACACACGTTTCAGGGCTGTACACCTTGTTGCCAGGAGTGATGATGTCTTTGTCAAGCTGCTTGCCTTCCCAGTCTTGCGTTAGCATCCAGCCACGAAAAGCCGAAAATGAGTGCCATTCGGGCGAAACGGTGCATCGCATGTAGGTAGGATATTTGGCCTTAAGCTTCGGTGAATGGCAGCGCCTCAACATGCTCTTCCATGCCTGATAGATTGGGCACCGCCATGTAGTACTCTGCCGGCCATCTATAGAGATCCAAGTCGATACCGGATAATCGGCATCATTGACCCCAACACCCTGGACTAGCCCCCTACTTGATTTCATGCGGCCACCTTCTGGTTGTTCGAATGTTCAACACATGCCGCCTTGGCCTTGTCCAGATCCTTGCCCGAGTGCAGGATTTTCCCTTTCGGGCAGCGACACACGTAGGCGTGGCCGACCTCCAGGGCGTACTTGCTGATCAGGTAGTGCTGTTCGGATGAGATGCAGTGTTTGCTGACTGGCTTCCAGTTCATGGCCGAGCCCTCCACCAGTTGATGACGTGGCCTTCCAGGAAGAACCAGGAGATGCAGAACAGGGTGGTTACTGTGCAGGTGATGGTCATGAGCGATCACCTCGCAGTCGATCCAACAGCTTCAGCTTCGCTGAGGCTTCGCGCTCGGCGTTCAGCTCAGGAATAAGCCGGCTGAACGCACGGTGATACCCGAAGGCATAACCAAGCTGCGTGCCGGCAGCCCATGCAGTTAGGATGATAAAAATCAATCCAGCTTCGCTCATGCTGCAGCCCTCTTCAGTTCTCTGGTCTTTGCCCGGTACTCGGCAGTGATGGCCTTCAGTTGCTCTATGGTTTCCTTGCGCGGCGTGTGGTCGGCCTCAAGCGCCTCGACAGCCTCCAGGCCGATGCGAACGACCAGCCCTGCCCGGAAGCCCTGGGAAACGGTGTATCCCTTGCGAGCGTGCATGTAGGAGCCGGAGTTACATGCCTTGCATTGGAGCCATATGTTGGTTGGCTCAAGGCGCAGCTCTGGGCGGGCTCCCTTGCCCATGAAGTGGCCACCATCAAATGCTCCGCCGACTTTCCAGCCCTGGGCGGCGAGAATCGATTCCTGCGACTCGCCGCAACTAATGCAGCCGCTGCCGATGCTCAGCTCGTAGGTTCGGCGGTAGTCGCGCACGGCCTTCTCGGCATCCTTGAGGTGGTCGCCGCGACTTTTCAGGGCCTCCTTTCGAACCTTGATGTCGGCGCGGCCAACCTGGTCCAGCGACTTGCGCGCCTTCTCCTGGTGGACGTCCTTGATGGCCAGGCCGCACTTCGGACTGCACACAGCCTGCCCCAGGCGCTGCGGGACGAATGAGGCCCTGCAATCTGGGTTCTTGCAGGTCTTTGGGCGGGGCTGCTTGGCTGGGAGGCTCATTGGTACACGCTCCCAGGCTGGCCGGGTTCATTGCTGTCCGTGCATGCCAGATCATGGTCGCTTGCCTTGGGGCAGCGCTTGCAGCCACACGCAGGGCACAGGATCATTTTCGTGGATGACAACGGCAGCCAGCCAAACGGACCTTTGGTGCCCAGCTTGCGCTCAGCGATACAGCGGTGGCATTCGCAGTTGATCGGGCTCATGCGGCCTCCTTGCTCAGCAGGTCAGTGAACACAACGCCCTGGCCGGTGAAGTACGTGGCCATGCGGTCGGTGTACTGGACGCCCTGGGCGCGATTGAACAGGCTGGTCACCGGGAAGCCGTCCGGGCCGAACAAGTGGCACTCCCCCATCATGGCCAGCTTGGTCTCGTAGGGCAGATGGCGCATGACCCGGTACCACTCGGCCTGGAAGCCGGCGTCCTCGTTCAGCAGGATCTGCACACCGAAGTGCAGCTTGCAGTACCGGCGGGCGTCGGCCGCGTCGCCGATCTGGGTCATCTCTGAAACCCGCTTGTACATCGCGAACCACAGGGCGTTCTGGTCGAGCGTGCGGTCCTTGCCCGGACGTAGGGAGACCACCACGAACTTCTTGTCCCGGTACATGGTGGTCAGGCAGGTGATGGCTTCGGAGAGCTTGGCCTGGCAGTTGACGGAGATTTTTTCACTCATCAAACAGCCCTCCCGTGGTTTACATGGAAGCCGCGATAGAATTCTGCTGACTTCCTCGCGCATACCGCCTCAAAAAAGTCTTTGTAGTGGCCGAGGTAGACATTCGCGCAGACGCTTCTGTCGTCAGACCCAATGGTTACCTCCCAGCGATTCCTTCGAGTCAACCAGTAAACACCCATCACTCCGCTTTTGTTGGTTGCGCGGCGCCTTTGGTTGCGGCTGCTTTCTGTGCGATCCGCGCGCCGCAGGTTGACGAACCGGTTGTCTTGACGGTCTCCATTGATATGGTCAACGTCCGCTTCCGGCAACGAACCATCGACCAGCAGGAATGCAAGCCGATGTGCCAGGTAATAAGTCCCTTCTAAGCCAATCTGCACATATCCTTTCCCATTGACGTATCCGGCTTTTTTACCAATCAAATCCACGCGGGGCCCGCGGCAGGTTTTCCATCGAAAATCGCCAGTATCAGGATCGTAATCAAGATGCGTACTGACAAACGCCCTGTCGATAATCTTCACTGATCTGGTCATGACTGCTCTCCCTGGCCCAGGGCGGCCAACTTGCGGCGGATGCGCGCCGTCGGACCTTCGGGGCTTGGCCCAACGAACTCTTCGGTAGTTGGCGGCACTGGCTCGCCGGCGAGAATTTTCAATCGGCGAATCTCGGCGCACAGCTCATGGTGAGACCGGACCAGCTCTAGCGTTCCCCGCCCATGGCAGAAGCTCAGCAAGCGATAGGATTCGGCATCCTTGCGCAGCGCCTCAACCTCAAACACCAGCCCGGTCAGCGCCTCAATCGCGGCTTTGTCCCCGAAGTAGATGTGCTCTCCACCCTCTTCGCCGTAGCTGCAGTAGGTTTCGGTTTTGGCCTTGAGCGCCTCGTTCTCGGCCTTGATCTGGTCGCGCTCGGCGATCAGGGCCAGGACTGCGGCAGGATTTGCGGCAGCGATGAACTTCAGCGCCGCGTAATACGCCTCGTCCTCCACGTCATGCCCGGCATCGGCATCCAACATATGCCGTGTGTAACCGTCGTCCTTAAAATACAGGGAATCGTTTTCGGCGATCCACGGACCGCTCGGCGCAGCGTCGGCCAGCCGCTTCAGTTCGGTGTAGTCGTTCATGCTCTGCGAACTCCCTTCTTAGCCAGCGCCTCACGCTCAGCGCAAGGCGTGCACAGCGTCACGCCCTTCACAGCCACACGACGGCCTTCCGGGATCTCTTCACCGCACTCCACACACTCTGTGGCGCTTATTCCGGTGTAGCGAGGGATCTGGGATAGGGACCGATTCAGGGCCTCTTCGATTACTACGTCGGCGTCATCGCAGATGTCGCTCATGTCCGTTGCTCCAATTCCTGGGCTTGCTTGATCAGTAGTGCGCGGCGATCCGCCAATTCGTTGGCTGCTTCAATCCGCATTTCGAGCTTCCGTTCTTCGCTGGACTTGCGCATTTCCAGCATCGAGTTCTTCACGATCTCGAGCTTTGCGCGCAGCACAGGCTTTGGCTGGGTGACGGTGCCAGTGAGCAATCCAGCAATGGCGCGACCGTCTTCGGTGACTGGCTCGATACTCAGGTCCGCCAGGTATTTCTGGCCGTGTTCGCGCGGGATTCGCTTCAGCTCCATAGCCTTGGTGACGGCTTGAATACGACGGCTCGCGTCAAAGCCGACAGAGACGTGCCAGTTCACAGGCTTGGCATCCTCTCGGGATTTGCCGACAAACCGCTCATACGCGCTGATGAAGGCCATCCTGGCGCCAATCTTGTCCCCGGCATCGAGCACAGGTTTCGCAGCGGCCAGGGCCAACTGAATTTCGTCGGTCAGCACCACGGTCTCGAACTCATCGTTCGTGGTCATGGCGATGGCCCACGCTTCGTCCTTGCCTGGACGGCCGTCGGCGGCCTGGACGCGCTGAAGGATTGAGGCCAGGGTCAGCTTTCCGGTGACTTCGCGGCGACAGGCCCAGAGGGCGTTGGCGATCACGCCCATTGGATGTTCTGCCAGGTCTTCAGCCATCAGCTTGGCGGCTGGAGCGCTCAGCGTTTGCCCAAGGGTTTCAGCAGTGGCGCAGATGGCCATGCTCAGCTCAGCGGTTTCGGCGTAGGAAAGCATTGCTGTTCCCTCCTTCCAAAATGCTGCGACTGGCTTCTTGGGCGGCGTTGATGTTCGCTTGGGTCTTTTCCTGCTGGCGGGCGGTCTCACCGTTGGTTTGGGTGTTGGTCTTCCACTGGGTGTGATAACCCTCAGCATTGGCGAGCAGTTCGCTGAGGCTGTGGCATTTGCGGATCAACATGGCATCGTTGATCCCGAGGTAGTAAGCCGCGACGCTGTGGGAGACTTCGATACCCAGGCGGCCGATCAGCAAACCAATCTGTCCGGCAACCTTCGCATTCCACACCGGCCACGCCTTGTAGCGGCGGCGGTAGGACACGGCGTAGTTCGCCCAGGTCTTGAAGGTTTTGCAGTCAGGGTCTTTAGGGCCTGGCATATCAGAAGGTATTTCAACGCGCGGAGCGTCAGGGCGATCAATAACCAAAACCAGTTCGCCGGTGCGGATCGGCGAAGCCGGGACCACCTGCAAATTCTGATTATTGGTTTCCTGATTGGTACCTTGATTATTGGTACCTTGATTTGTCGGAGATTTATCCGAGGTAAGCTCGGATTTTTTTCCGACCTTGCTCGGAGATTTATCCGAGGTACCACGGATTTTTTTCCGACCCCCTTCAGGGTTGCTCGGATAATTTTCCGACCCATCATGTTTGCGGTTCCACTCCTTGCCTTTGTCGGTAAGGCGTATCAAGGTGATCTTGCTGGTACTCGACATCTGTACCAGCCCAGCGTCTTCCAATGCCTTCAGCATGCGGTAAGCGGTATCAGGCTTACCCGACAGCAAAGGAAGCTCGCAAACGATCTTTGCCTTGCTTAGCGCGAAGAAGACCCCGTCATCTGTCTTGACCGGATTTGCCCAGCTCGGGCACTCATAGACGAATGCAAAAAGCATCGCCTGCTGAGAGTTCAAGCCCCACTCAAGGGACTTAAACTGGTTGATGGTGATGGTGTATTGCATATCAGGCCACCGCAGCGCAGGAGTAACCGCGGCGCTGACTATCAGTCGCTCCGTGATTTGGGTGAAAGCCATAGATGGCTTCGGCGTCTTTACGGGCAGCTACGGCTGAATCGAAATTTTGAAACCGACCTACACAGATGTACTTGCCGTCAATTTTGATTCGAACACGCCATTTGCCATTTTCAAGGCGGACGCCAGGAACGCCGGATGAGTTGTCTTTTCGGATATGCTGATTACGCTGATTGCCTTGTACCGTTACATCGCGCAGATTCTCGATACGGTTGTCATCACGAATACCATTGATGTGGTCAATCTGGCCTTTTGGCCATTCGCCATAGGTAATCAGCCAAATAACTCTATGGACTCGGAACAAAACGTTGTTGATTTTTACCCGCAGATAACCGTCCATGTTTGGTGAGCCGGCGATCATTCCTGGCATCGCCCTGGCGCCTCGCCGAACTAGATTCACGAGCTTTCCGTCAACAACCCTGAAAAGCCTTCTGGCCTCAGTAGCTGAAAGTAAAATCTCTATATTTCCAGGCGCTACGTTTTTTGATTGCGAAAAACGTGGCGCGGGATTATTCAGGGCCTGTACATCGAGATTAGAGGTGTGCATAATCGGCTCCAGATTGAAACGATTTTTGCAAGCGCTGTGAAAGAGCCGGGATTGCGCCCCGGCTTTTTTGTGCCTGCGATTTGGGTTTATGGGTTGGGGTCTTCATCAGTCCCTCCTTTTTCAGGCCCTATTCCGGCCTTCGGCGGGTCACGCCTTGTTGTTGGTAGATGCCGGATCTTTCCAGCCCCTTTTGGCCTGGTCTTCTCGAAAAAGCGTTCTGCTCCAAGCTTTGCGGCGTACTCGTCAGGGGTCATCCCTGCCGCTGCTGCCAACCGTTCAAGCTTTTCGTAGAGGCGCCCATCGATCCCATGGCAGATCGTGGTTTCAGGCACGTAGCCTCCTTAAGGGCCTTCAGGCCTGCATGTGTTTCCCGTTAACATCCAGTTCAACGATGCTTTCCAGCTTTTCCTCGACGCACATGCGAACGAAGACCGCGAGCTGGAGCTTGTGCAGGCGCGCAACGGCCTTCAGCGCTTCGTAGGTTTCGTCGTCATAGCGGGACTTGATCTCCCGGTCTTTCAGGTGACGCGTGTCGTGATATGCCATTGGTGAGGCTCCTTTAGTGGATGCATGCAAGGTGGTTAAGCCGCCGAACAGGCCGGGATATTCAGTGGCGGGAAAACGTCATCCAGGGTCACGGCGGCGCCGCTGGCATTGAGGGCGTCGACAATGCGTCGGCACTCTTCAAGGCCTGGCTTGCGGCGGTCGTTCTCGTAATGAGCGATAGCGCCTTGGGTCAGGCCTACCGTTTTGGCCAGTGCGGCCTGGGTGACGCCGACCTTTTCGCGAATCGTCTTCATGTTGGACATAGGGCTTTCTCCGTATTCTTGTGGAGATATTACTTTCTGTAATTTTATTGCGCAAGCGGCATTACGCACTGTGACTGGTGCGGACATATACAGGGCGTAATGATGTGCAGATGAAAAAATGGTACGAACTGGCAAAGGCCAGAATGAAGGAACTCGATATCACCCAGGATCAGGTCGCCGAGCAGATGGGCGTCAGCCAGGGCGCGGTCGCTCATTGGCTTGGCGGTCGCCGAGAGCCATCACTTGAAAGGATCAGCGCGCTTTTGGAGTATCTAGGGCTTTCCTCAATATTCCGCGAGAACGGCGCCGGCCCGGCCGAGCGTCGCCCAGTTGAGGCAAATGCCGAGTACCTGGGCGATATGGCGGTATGGAGCGATGGTGATCCGCTGGAGGACGATGAGTGCGCGGTCCCCTACTATGCAGAAGTCGAATTTGCCGGCGGAGACGGTATGACAGTTGTGATGGAGGTCGCAGACAGGACGCTTCGTTTCAGCAATGCCACCTTGCGAGCTGCAGGTGTTGAGTGCGAGAACGCGGCGGTGGCCAGGATTCGCGGCACCAGCATGGAAAAGCTGATCTTGGACGGCGCGGCCATCGGCTTCGACCGCGCCGACATATCAGTCATCGACGGCGAGATCTACGCTTTCAACCATGAAGGGATGCTGCGCGTAAAATATCTATACCGGCTTCCCGGCGGCGCCATCCGCATCCGCAGCGAGAACGCTGACGAGTTCCCCGATGAGATAATGAGCGCGGAGCAATACCGGCACGAGGTCAAAATGCTTGGCCGTGTCTTCTGGTGGTCAACCGTCCGCCGATCCCCGAAAAAGAAATAGCCCAACCCGCCAACAAGGCCCGCCACTGAGCGGGCTTTTTTGTGCCCGCGATTCGGCGCAAATCCTGGCACTGCGTAATTTATTACGGAAGCTCAAAAATTTATTACATCGAGTATTGACGCTGATTATTACAGCGCGTAATGTTCACTACATCGAGTCACCCAACAGGGACTCGCCAGGGCCTTACAGCTCGCCGCTCTTTGGTTACACCCCTTGCCGGATCACCACCGGCCCAGATTCAAAGGCAGCGATGAACCGGCCTTAACGGTTCAGAGGGTTGGCAACTGACCCGGGCGTGCAGCGTAAAGCGCCAAGAACAGTTATCCAGCGGGAGAACAAGCCGAAAGGCCCGCGGCTGGAAGAACAGCGCGATTCAAGCCAGTGAGTGCAGCCAGTAGCTGATCACGGCTCGCAGATGGCTCCCTGCTGATTCAGGTAGCCATCTGTTATCTTCACAACTGCCGCTTAAAACCCCTAGGCGGCAGTTGGAAGAGAACAGAACCGAGGACGGGTCATGACCAAGAAAGAGTTGCAGGCCTTGGCGCCTGAGCTGCTAGCGGCTCTTGAGGCGCTGTACAAGGCATATGCAGAGGAAATGTTAGCTGAGTACAACACATGGGACCCGGATGATGGCGGGCACCCAGAGGCATTGAATGCCAAGCGCCTGATCGACCTAGCCAAGCAGTAACCGGCAACGATTCACAACAGCCCGCACTTCGCGGGCTTTTTCATGGGTTTCACAAATGCCTCTAGCCCCTCCCTGGAGGTATTTGGAAGCCCGGGAGGCCAGGCCATGCCCAAGTACATGCTCGATTACATCCGGCTATGCCGTGAATGCAGCCTTGATCTGCGCACAGTCGGAAACATGCTCACCGTCGTGATCCCTTCGCTGCAGCGTGAGGCAGCCGGACTGCGCAGCGCGGTGAGCGAGTTCGCCGGGGACTTCCCTGAGCTCGAGCAAGACGCTGAACTGCTGGAGTCAGCCATACGCGCCGGATTTCAGCGCTGCAAACCTCAACCGCTGCAGCAAGATCTATTCGCTGCGTGAACCCTCTCCTTGCACGTCAGCCAGACGAAAATTGGCCCGATCCTTTCCTTGGGGAGACTCGTATAGGTAGAGGCTGCATCGGAGTGTGATTTGTGGATCGGTTCGACGGTATGAAGGCCGGTATCGCCACAGATACGCAGCGTAAGGCGACGGGCGCCCGGTAGCCGAACGCGTAAGTCTTCCAGGTTCGATTCCTGGGCAGATCACACCCCGATGCAGATGAATGCGCAGGCTGATGCGTGAAGACGTAGTCAGGAGGACGGAGCAAAACGAGGCTCCATGTTGCCAGCAGTTGCGTGACGATCGTTGCTAAGCGCGCTGGCAGAACCTGAAAGGCCGGGATCAGCTCCGGCATCTGCATCACCCTTCTCGCCTCTATTACGTCAGCACTCACCCCGCGCCCATCGGCAACCAGCGGGAGGCATGAGGGTTGACGAATACAGGTGAACCAACCCGGAGAGAGTCATGAGCGATTCATTCCAAAGTAAAAACATCGTCAAGGCGCGAAGCCCGCACAACTGCGAATGCTGCCGCCGAACCATCAACCCTGGCGAGCGGTACATAAATATTGCCGGGAAGTGGGATGGCGATTTCTACGCAGTCAAGACCTGCATGGGCTGCGACAGCCTCATGGATTTGATCTGGCAGTTCGATGTAGATCACGGCGGATGGCTTGCAGAGGATGGCCTGCCTTTCCGCGAGGTAATCGAAATCGGCGAAGAGTTCGGCCTTATTTGCAGGATTCCAGAGCGGCCAACCATTACAGCCGCCCATTCCGCCTAACCCCAAACACTGGAGGTCGCCATGACCGTCACGACAGAGAGCGCCGCGGTGTTCCGTGGCGGTGGGCGCAGGTGGTTCACGCTGCGCGCTGCATGCAAGGCAGAAGCCCGAGCGCTGCTGAATAAGCACTGCGCCTGCGACTACTGCGACCACGAAGGCTGGGGGCGCGAGGATCTGCCATGCCGCCTTCATCATCCAGACCGCTACCCCCGAATCATCAAGCGCCTCACTGACGGCCTCGTGCGCCGCTACCGAGCGCAGACAACGAGAACACAGCCATGAGCGCAACAGTTGAAGTGAGTTGCGCATGGTGCGCCGATAAGTTCACCGCACGAACTGCTGACCGAAAGCGCGGATGGGGCAGGTTTTGCTCAAAATCGTGCAAGTCCAGCAAACAGAAGTACGGCGCTACCAAATCCTTTTGGGAAAAAGCCAACCCTAACAATAAGCGCAGCAATATCGCCAAGTACGGTGAGCGCCTGTTGCGCGACAGCGACGGATGCATCAACGACGACGTTGATATTTCCGATATGGATTGGGGCGCCAGCGATGGCGGCGGTTACGAATCAATCAGGTGAGCCTGGAGGCGACCATGAACGCAGCATTGAAGATATGCCAAGAGCGTTACGACGCTCAGTTGCCTCCAGAGGTAAGTGAGGCGGACCCGGAACAGGAGTGGCTGGAACACTCGGCGGAACAGCTGGTGTGCGGGATGGACATCAAGTGGAAGCGGCGCTTTGGTCGTCCGCAGGTGGTGACCTTCGACCGGTATTGCACCTACCTGCAAGGCATCCTGAATCATCGCCAGGAAGAAGGCCTGGACGAGCGTGACTCGTTCGCCCGCCTGTTCCTATCCTCGATCCTCGGCAGTCAGGCGGATTCACGCGGCCACGCTGCTGACTTGATCGGCCAGCCCCGCCCCATCGAAGCCGCAGAGAAGATCGCCATCGCGCTGCTCAGGCCCTACGCCGCCGACGCGGTGGCAGCAGAGCGCGAAGCGGCCGAAGACGACGTGGATGGTGACCTATGAATAACCCGACCACCCTCGCCCGCCTGGGCCTGGAAATCACCAAGATGAAGAAGTCCTGCACCCCGGTGCCAGACCGAACCTTCGTCATGGGCATGATCGAAATGGCGGAGTTTGCCAGCCTGATCGACGCCCGCACCGCCAACCGTTACCGCGATGCACTGGACGCCAAGTTCGTCGAGCGCAACCAGCAGCTCAAGAGGGCCGCCGCATGACCACTTCGCCAGTAAAAACGATCGTAGACGAGCAGCTCGACGACATTGAGCGCCGAATTGCCATTCTTGGCTTCCGCCTTCCCTTCAATGAACTGATCGGCCGCAAGCGGGAAGAGCTGGTGCGTGACCTGCCGGATCGCCTGGCACCGACAATGAAGGGCGGGCGGATCGCGGTGAGGGTTCGGCCATGAATCCGCGCATTGAAAAGAAGCTGAGCAAGCGGCTTGTTCGACTGTACCCATCGCTCTATGGGCGCGCCTGGATTGACAGTGATCATTCGGAGCTTGCCTACGACGAAAACTCGAATGTTCGGCATTGCCCAAGCGTTGGAGGCGAGTATGACTCATACAGCGGCGACAGCAACGAGTCATACACCGTATGGGCTTCCTGGCTACAGATGTGGCCTTGGCACGGCCCGTTCGAAGAGTATCCGCATGGTCACCAATTCGCGATGTACCCGAACACCGAAGGCTTCAAGCCAACCACGCGAAACCTGCTGAAGCTGGCTGCGGAATGCGAGAAGGCCGAGCGACTGGAATCATGACCACCCGCCAGCGCACCCGGCGCATGCTCATCTGGTGCGGCTCTTTCTATGCCCTCGCCGTCTGCACCTTCCTAATGTTGCTCGGCGCCCTCGCTGATCGAATCACTCAATAACCAACACCTTCAATCGCTGCGAGCATCGCGGCAAGGATTCCTCATGTCCGCACAACAGCAAGTAATCACCATTGACGACATCAGTGCCGATAACGCGCCGACCATCTACGTCACCGGCGGCCTGGGTCAGTTCTTCGACGCAGTGCAGGCCGAGGTCACCGGCGAGGTGCCCGACCTGGCCAGTCGCAAGGGTCGCGAGCGCATTGCCTCGCTGGCCGCGAAGGTCAGCAAGTCGAAGGCGGCAGTCGAGAAGCCGGGCCGCGACTACCTGAAGCGCCTCAAGGAAATGCCGAAGGTGGTCGAGGCAGAGCTGCGCGAGTTCGTCACCAAGATGGACAACCTGCGCGACGCTACCCGCAAGCCGCTGACGGACTGGGAACAGGCAGAGATTGCCCGTACCGACAAACACGTCGACGGCATCCAGAACATCAAAGACCTGGCCTTTTTCGAAGAGTCGCCGAGCGCCGCCAAAGTCGCCCAGATCATCGCCGACTTGGAGCTGATCGCGATCAACGACACCTGGGAAGAATTCTTGGCCGAGGCCGCCCAGGTGAAGGATCAGACCCTGACCAAGCTGCGCGGCATTCTGGCCGAGCGCACCCAGTACGAGGCCGAGCAAGCCGAGCTGATCAGGCTGCGGGCTGAGGCAGAAGCACAGGCCCAGCGAGACCGCGATGCAGAGATTGCCCGGGTAGCGGCTGAGCAGGCACGAATCCAAGCTGAGCAGCGGGCCCAGGCCGAGCGTGATGCAGCAGCGCGCCGCGAACAGGAGTTGCTGGACCAGGCAGCAGCAGCGCAACGGGCAACCGAACAGGCCGCCCGCGATGCAGAAGCCGCCGCCGAACGCCAGCGCCTTCAACTGGAGCTCCAGGCGGAACAGTCAGAGCGCCATGCCGCCCAAGCCAAGGCCGACCAGTTGGCAGCCGAGCAGCGCGCCGAGCAGGAGCGTTTGGCCGCCGAGCAGCGACAAGCGCAGGCGGTTGAGCAGGCCCGCAAGAACGAACTGGCGCGCCAAGCCGCAGCCGCAGCGTTTGAGCTTGAGCAGGCCCAGGCCCGCGAAGCCGACGAGGCGCACCGCAGTGCAATAAACCGTGCCGCCCTAGACGCTTTCATTGCTGGAGGTATGCCAGAGGAATGCGCCAAGCAAGCAGTCAAGCTGATCGCCCAGCGCAAGATTCCAGCCATCACCATTTCCTACTGAGGTCGCCATGAGCCAGGCCGTCGCAACCATCACGCAGGACATCTACGGCGCGCGCAATCAGTTCGCCAATGTCCTGACCGACCGCTCGCTGAACTTCGAGCGCGAGGCTGAATTCGCTATTCAGGTGATCACCTCCAGCGAGTACGCCACCAAGATCGCCGTCCAGAACCGGCAGTCAGTGGTCAACGCCATCACCAACATCGCCGCAATCGGCATCAGCCTGAACCCGGCGAAAAAGCAGGCCTACTTAGTCCCCAGGGACGGGAAGATCTGCCTCGATATCAGCTACATCGGCTTGATGGATCTGGCCATGGCCACAGGCGCTATTCGCTGGGCCCAGGCCGAACTAGTCTACACGGCTGATTCATTCGCGCTTAACGGCTTCGACAAGCCGCCGACCCACTCATACAACCCGTTCGCAAAGGATCGCGGCGAGGCTGTCGGCGTGTATGTAGTGGTCAAGACCGCCGACGGTGACTATCTCACTGAGACGATGAGCATCGACGACGTGAACGCCATCCGCGACCGCTCCAGCGCCTGGAAGGCATGGATTAGCAAGAAGTCATCCTGCCCGTGGGTCACCGACCCTGGCGAGATGATGAAGAAGACAGTGGTCAAGCGAGGGTACAAGTACTGGCCAAAGACAGAACGTCTGGAGCAGGCGATCCACCACCTGAACACCGACGGAGGAGAAGGCCTTGCATCAATTCAGGGATCGGCACCAACCGATACAGAGATGGTGAACGACTGGATTGATCTGGCGATGCGCGCCGGCAGCCTGGAAGCACTCGCCGAGGTTTACCACAACGCCACGTCCGCCATGAAACAAGCCAAAGACGCTGCTGGTCATGCCCGCTTCAAGGTGGAAGTGACCAAGCGCAGCGAAACCCTGAAAGCAGCAGCCGAGCCTATCGAGGGCGAAGCTGAGGAGGTGTTAGATGGAGCAGCGTAGCGCTGAATGGTTTGCGGCCAGGCTTGGGAATGTCACAGCCAGCCGGGTCAAGGACGTGATGGCCAGCGGGCGCGGTGGTGCGCCTTCTGCCACTCGCAAAAACTACATGATGGAGTTGTTGTGCGAGCGACTGACTGGTCAGCAGGGCGGCATGGATCTTTCGCGCAACGCGGCTGTTCAGCGCGGCGTCGAGCTTGAGCCATTCGCCTGCATGGCCTATGAGGCTGACAAAGACCTGATGGTGGTCGAGACTGGATTGGTCATGCACCCGACCATTCAAGGTTTCGGCGCATCGCCAGACGGTCTATCGGGTGATGACGGCGTGCTTGAGATCAAGTGCCCTAACACTGCGACCCACATCGCGACCATGCAGTCCGGCAAGCATGACCCTCAGTACGAGTGGCAGATGCTTGCCCAGATGGCTTGCACAGGCCGCAAGTGGGCTGACTTCGTGAGTTACGACGACCGCCTTCCCGAGGAGCTTCAGTACGTCTGCTTCCGGTATGAGTTTGACTTCAAACGAGCCCGCGAGATGGAGGCCGAAATAAAGGCATTCCTGGAAGAGCTGGCCGAACTTGAGAAGGAAATGCGGGAGCGGATGGGGAGCAAAGCAGCATGATCAGCAACCACCTAGGCATGGTCGAGGCTCTTCGGCCGGCATCGAACGAACTGGCCGCAGCGGTCGAGCAGTTCCTGGCGGCCGGCGGCCATATCGAAGAAGGGCCGGCCTGCGGCTACATCCCCAAGCCCATCACCTACAGCAACCAGATGCCGCCAGCGCCAAAGCCGTTTGTGCGGCGCCGGGTCGAGCCGGCTCCCCTACCATTTGCGCCGCTCGACGTCAGGAGCGACAAGCGCGCAAAGCAGGCAGAGCTGGCAAAGGCCCTGGCCACCACCCACACGCAAAGCCAAGCCTCTATGGCGCTTGGAATGACCAGCAAGACGCTCAAGGGCCTGGCAAAGGACTTCGGCTTCACGTTCAAGCGGTCAGAACACGGCGGCTACAACGGGCCTGAGCGCCAAAAGCAACTGGTCGAGCGAAACGCCAAATTTGCCGAGCGCATCAAGGAATTCAAGGCGCTTGGCATCACTCGCCGCCAGGCATGCGGAAAGCTCGCGATCTCCAACAAGACGTTTGATCGAATCCTTGAAGAGCATGGAATTGATTATCCGAAAGCATGCCTTGGGCGTCCTTCATGCGCCGCATAGCCCGCACCCAGCAACGCAAACGTCAAACCTGGCTCGCACTGCCGGCCAGCGGAATAGAAGAGGTAGGCCATGGCGAAATCACCACAGGAACGCTCGGCCAAAACTGCCAGGAAGCGCGTGGCGAATGCCGAAGAGGAACTGAGGCTCAGGGTTCGCCCAGGAACACGCCAGGCCCTGGCCGATCTGATGGAGTGGTCAGGCATTACTGAGCAGGGCGAGGCGATGACGCTGATGATTCATCACCTGCATGCGCTAGGCTCGAAAGCCACATTCCTGCTTGATCCGCCGCGCCACAAAATCCAGATATCCGAAAACGTGGCGCGGGAATTCCGCAATAAAAGCCTTCTCGCCATCCAGAAAGACCCGGGCGACGAGATCATCGAGCCCGCATAACCCTTCGAGGAACACCTATGAAAGCCAAGACCATTTCCATCGAGGCTGACGGCCTCAAAATCAAAGGCCCGGCGGAGCGCATGATTCATCTGCTGGCCGCAAGCATGTTTGCCCAGGCATTGCCGCCGGCAGCGAATGTTCAGCCAGCACCCCAATCCCCAACCCCGGAGATCGGCCAGCCTTGGCCGGGCCAGGGCGGCATCAACGGAGGCTTCGTCCATGCCCGCGGTGATGTTCCGGCGCATTATCTGATCATCGCCGCCAAGGACGTTGGAAGCCTTGAATGGGGTGGCCGTGGCGTTGAGGTGAAGGGTCTAAGCAAGACTGACGGCTACACCAACACCCAGGTGCTGATCGGCAATGATGACGAGCGAAAGTACCCGGCGGCTGATGCCTGTGCCGAGTACCAGGCTGATGGTTATCATGACTTCTACCTGCCGGCCGCTGCCGAGCTGTATCACTGCTGGCTGAACTATCCTGAGGTGCTCGCCCAGGACTGCTATTACTGGTCGAGTTCGCAGCGCTCAGCCTACTACGCATTCGGCATGTACTTCGGTGATGGCACTCAGCACTACAACGAAAAGCTCAACGAGCTCCGTGTCCGCCCCGTCCGCAGATTCTTTATTTAATCCTTCATCCATTCGTTCTTGATCCGGCACACCAGGGCGCACAGCGCCTTTTTTGTTGCCTTCGAAAAGAGGAAGCATCATGTCCGCAGTTGAGAAAGCAGCACCGGCCGTAACCCCCCTAGCCATCGGCCACGCCTACGGCGGCGGTTTCGTCACCGGCATTACCCGCGACCCGGTAACCGGACAGCGCTTCCTGAACATCACCGCTGGTGCCGAGCATGAACTGGTCGGCAAGTGGGGCGAGTACGGCGAGAAGATCGAGGGCGCCGACAGCTTCACCGACAGCCTGGCCAATACCCAGGCAATGGCGGCGGCAGGCAGCGAACTGGCAGCGAAGGTCCTGGCCCTGAGCATCGAAGGCTTCACCGACTGGGCAATCCCGGCGCGCGACGTGCAAGAGATGCAGTACCGCCACTTCAAACCGACCACCGAAGAAAACTGGGCAGGCGCCCGCAGCGGTGACAACCCGAACAGCGAGCCAGTAGGCCTGCTGTACAGCGAAGAAGACCCGGCGCAGACCGCACACGCAGCATTCCAGGAGGGCGGCGCCGAAGCCTTCCGCGACACCTGGTACTGGTCGAGTTCGCAGCGCTCAGCCAGCATCGCATTCAACATGTACTTCGGTGATGGCTATCAGGGCAGCCACGACAAGCTCCGCGAGCTCCGTGTCCGCCCCGTCCGCAGAATTCTGATCGAGGCTTAAATCAATGGCGACACGTGAATCGCTGAAAGCCAGATCGGTGCGTGTTGGTGAATGCCTGATCTGGCGCGGAGGTCTGAACCCTGGTGGCTACGGCTATGTATGGCATGAAGGGAAGAATCGGGCGACTCATCGCGTTTCATACGAGATGAATGTCGGCCCGATACCCGAAGGCCTTGAATTGCTTCACTCCTGCGACACGCCATCATGTATTGAGCCTTCTCACCTGTCGCCCGGCACCCATGCCGCAAATATGAAGGAAATGGCAGACAGAAAACGCTGTAACCGGCCCTCAGGCGAAATGCATTCGCTCGCCAAGCTTACCGAGGCCCAAGCCGCCGACATTCGCAGGCGCTACAAGCCTTACTGCCGAATCAACAGCAGTTGCGCCATTGCGAAAGAGCTTGGCGTATCGCAGCGAACGGTTTGGGCGGTGATCAAGGGCATCACCTGGAAAGAGTCGTCCTAGCCCGTGTCGTGCTGAAGCGCGGCAACAGCGTCAACGCGGCGCTGACCAAGACCTACCAGAAGAAATAACCCAACCCCATCAACGAATCACGCCAGCCGGCGAGGCAGGCGCACGCTTGGAGATAACCCATGAGCACCTTTGCAGTGTTTGGAATGACCCTCGATGTCGCCATGGCCGA